AAAAAACCCCTTGATGCATCCCCTACCCCTACTGGATCTGGTGCCGGGTCCAAGGGTAATAGTAAAGCAACCAGCACCAAAACAACCAAGAAAGATGACGAGAGTAATTTCGATCATTTATTATATGCGGACCAACGCAAATACATAGCAGACGTCTCAGCTATGTTGTCCGACATCTATAACACGGCAGTGCCCGACAGAGAGATCTACAGCTTCCTCTTAGAGCACGGCTTCATCCAGGGCCGCAAGTTGCTTGCGCGCCACGCTGACAAAGGAAAGCTAAATTGTCAGCGCAACCCTATGACACCACCGCCAAGCCCGCGGCCTACCGCTCAAAACCCAGCCGTCTTGATACAACGTGCTGATAGCACCTTGAGCGTGACGAGTGTGGCTAGCGGAACCACAGCCTCAAGCCAGGCCGCCACAACATTCGGCACGGCTGTGGAGGGATCGGATGAAGTTTTAGCAACATACAACGGACCGAACACTGTGTCTCAATTCCCCGTTGAAGTTGAACTTGCAGCAAACGTTCATACTGAGCAACAGCTAACACTCCTTGCACAGACAAGGCATGAACGTGAAATCGTAACCGCGCAAGGCAACGTTGCCGTGGCCAATGAGAGATCAAAATCTGAGGTTGAGGCCGTTAAGATCAATCGAGATCATCGTTTGGAAACCTTTAAATCGGGTGACCAGCGTGATATCGATGGGCTGATTAACGAAACATACGCAAACCTTCGGACTCAGATGATTGGCAAGAAATTTGATGCAACAACGGGCACATACATGGTTTCAATGTGTAGGGTTTATTTGCAGGGTATTAACATTGTCAACCCAATTCAAATGAACAAAATTATCGAAACGGCAATTCGTACCTACCTAACTGACGTCAATGAGGGCATTGTCCTCCAAGTGTATGCAAGTGGAAAGACCATCAGAAAGGCGTCTAAAACCAACGCCAGAGTTATGGGAATTGATGAGCGCAAATTCTTCTTTGGTTTGGTCAGAAAATATACTGGCCTTGAAGCACCAAAAGCGCGTACCAATGGATGGGCCTTGGGTAGACCAAGTTTCATTCCAAATTTCTCGGCGGCCTAAGTAAAAAACAGATCTGTGATGTCATTGGTTACATTGACATAATAACTACATATAGCGATAAGACATTTACTATAGGCCAATTCACTGATAGACAAATTCCATTTTTCAAACCAATTGATCCGTCCTCGGAAAAGGTATATTTATACTATCCAAGCAACACTGCTAACATGTATACATCGTATGTTCACCGTCACAAACCAGTATTACTCAATACGTATGATGCATCGTTAGTGCCGGATTTGTACCGCTATCTCAGAAAATTTGTGGTGCATCCGGATCCAATGACTTTTGATGAGTACATAGAGTCAATGGATACGCCGAGCAAGCGTAAATTTTATCGCGACAACTATGAATTTATGCTGCATCTTGGTAGATATAAAACCGGGGTAGTACCATTTAATAAGATCGAAAAGATGGGCATCAGTCTCTCCAAACCAGGTGATGTGCCAATTACAGCCAAACCGGGTCGCTTAATTCAAGCCAGGCACCCGACTTTCAACCTCATGTTTGGTAGGTACATTAAAGCCATTGAATACCAGATGGCTAGAGACCCGTATTTGGCGGGCTTCTTCGGAAAAGGCAATTATGATCAGATTGCCGCTAAAATTGACAAATTGCGAGCGAGGTACTCGCATTATACCGAAGTTGACCACAAAGCATTTGATGCACATGTGACCCAGGCGCTTTTGAAGTTGTCGCATAAATTTTATGAGGCATGCTTCCCGTGGAGTTCTGAATTGCGTGAACTCTGCAAAGCCCAATTGCGAAACCGTTGCGAATCACGGCACGGTAACAAATACACCACCGACGGGACTAGGCAGTCCGGTGATGTAGATACATCCTTAGGGAATTCGCTAGTGAACTATGCCATCTTGAAATACTGCCTGCACAAACTAGGATTAAAAGGAGAAGTTATCGTATGTGGAGACGATAGCATCATTTTCACCAATGAACCTATTAACCTAGATCGGTTCCGGGTGTTGTGCGCCCAGCTTAATATGGAAACCGAAGTAAAACCTTCAACAACTAATATCCACCAGGTCGACTTCTGTCAGTGCAGATTTGTCTATAACAGCACTGGCAGCCCTACCATGATAAAGAATCCTGAGCGACTCAATGACATTTTTGGGATGGCATATAGTTGCAAGCCACAGGACTATGGCAGGTATTTATCCGAAATTGCATATTGCAATGCAATGATGAACAAATCATCGGATTTGGGTCGAACGTGGGCTGAAGCGTTTGGTGTTGACATCACCAAACCCCGCGAATTGAAGTATATCGATGCTCAAATGAGGTATGAAATGCTGCGTGTCTGTTTTGACACACCTCTCGATATTGGCGGTCCCACACAAAGCTATTATGAGGCTTACCCTGACTACGACGAGCAAGTTGCTCGAACTTACCGTATTGGAAAGTTAGTGGCTCAGAAGAAGTACACAACGTCAATGACTGTGCCTTATAATGTGGTTTTGAGCCACGAAGCTAAGTACTTTTCGGTGTGTTAGTCAGCACCAACAACACAGAAAAAA